CCATCGCCAGCCCCGAAGCCGCGCAGGTCCATGGCTGGGCTCCTCCCGTGGCCCAGGCATAAGGATGTCGCCCATCGCTTTCGCCCTCTCAATTCTGACCCTGGCCGTCACGTCGGTTCTGATCATCTGGCAAACCCTGCGGGCTGACCGGCGGGAGCGGAAGCGAGAGCGGGAGCAGTCCGAGCTGGACCGCGAGAAAGAGCAGAAGAGACAGCTCCAGCAGATGGAGCAAATGATTCAGACCATGGTGGTGGAGAAGATCGAGGCCGCTTTCAGCGAGATCGAAAAGCTTCAGCACTCCATGGGCGATGTCAAGGAATCCCACGCCCACATGAAGGGTTTCCTCCAGGGCCGCGGGATCCTCGTCCCCGATCTGGCTGCTGACGACTTGAAGGGGACCCGGGCTTGACCATTGACGCCGGCTTCCTCGCGCGAATGAAGGCCATGCAGGTCGACCGACCGGCGGCGCCCTGGCGCCTGCCTGACCTGCCGCCCGGCGTGGTCCCTGAGAAGGCGCGGCTGGCCATGGACGCCACCGCGGAACCGATGTTTGCCTACCTCAACCGGGCCTTCGCCGGCCTGGGGTTCCTAGGCTATCCGTTCCTCGGGGAGCTGATGCAGCGGGCGGAATACCGGAACGTCTTCCAGCGCGTGTCCTTCGAGATGACGCGCAAATGGATCCAGCTGAAGAGCGCCAGCAGCCAGAGCAAGACCGAGGAAATGAAGATCATCGAGCAGCGCCTGAAGGAATTCAAGGTCCGGAGCTGGTTCCGCCTGGCAGCCAACCACGACGGGGCCTTCGGCCGCGGGCAGCTCTACATCAAGATGAAGGGCGCCCGGGCCACAAAACGCGAGCTGGCCTCGCCCCTGCTGGAGAGCCGATACAAGATCCCCCTCCACAGCTTCCAGGGCCTCAAGATCGTTGAGCCCATCGTCACGTTCCCATTCGAATACAACAGCTCGGACCCGCTGGCGGATAGCTACTACGCGCCGCGGTCCTGGTACGTGATGGGCCAGCAGGTCCATGACAGCCGGATGCTGACCTTCATTTCCCAGCCGCTTCCGGACCTGCTGAAGCCGGCCTACAACTTCGGTGGCATGTCCATGTCGCAGCTGTGCATGGAGACCATCGAGAACTGGCTCAGCACCAGGCAGAACGTCAACCGGATGATCCAGGGCTACAGCACCAGCGGCATCCGCACGAAGATGGGCGACGCGCTCACCGGCGGCGACGGCGAAGACCTGATGAACCGGGCCGACCTGTTCGTCGCCGGCCGGGACAACCTGGGCTGCCTCATCCTGGACAAGGATACCGAGGAGTTCTTCCAGTACAACGCGCCGATCAGCGGCCTCGACAAGCTCCAGGCCCAGTCGCTGGAGCACATCTCGGCTGTCTCCCAGCTGCCGCTGATCATCCTCACCGGCATCTCCCCCTCCGGGCTGAACGCCAGCAGCGAGGGCGAGATTCGGGTGTTCTACGACCTGATCCACGACCGCCAGGAGAGCATCTTCCGCGAGCCGCTGGAGAAGATCATCCGCATTATCCAGCTCTCCGAATTCGGCTGCATCGACCCCGACGTCACCTTCGACTTCGAGCCGCTCTGGCAGGCCGACGTGGAGAAGCTCGCCCGGATGCGCAAGAGCGACGCGGATGCCGGTGTGGAACTGATCGCCGCCGGGGTCATCTCCGCGAAGGAGCACCGCGAGAAGATGGCCAAGGATCCGGATTCCGGCTATGAGGGCCTGGATGTGGACGCCGAGCTTCCCGAGCCCGATCCCAACCTGGTCATGGGCAAGGATCCCCTCCTCGCCAAGACCGAGGGCCTTGAGAAGCCCATGGGTGCCGTATGAAGCTGCGCGCCCCGGGCCCGAAGCCCATCCGCGTCGCTGCCGTCCGCCCCAACGAGGGCGTGAAGGCCGACTACCGCAAGCGCCTGCTGGCCCTGATCGACGCCATGCACAAGGACGTGCTGCGCGCCGTCACCCGGTCCTACAAGGCGAACCCGCCCCATGCGCTCCTGGCCAAGGATGCCAGCCCCGCGGCCGCCGAGCGCGCGGTCATGAAGGCCCTGCACCGGAAGTGGGGCAAGACCTTCGCCGATGCCGCCGACAAGATCGCCGCCCACTTCGCCGACGAGGTGCTGAAGCACAACGACTTCGCCCTGAAGCGCACCCTGCGCGACGCGGGCTTCAGCGTCAAGTTCCAGACGACCCGGCCCATGAACGACGCCTTCCAGTCCGTCCGGCACGCGAACGTTCAGCTCATCAAGTCGATTCCCCAGCAGCACCTGAACGACGTCGAGGGCATGGTCCAGCGGTCCGTCCAGCACGGCCACGACATGGGCCAGCTGTCCAAGGACCTCCAGGCCCGCTACGAGGTCACCAAGCGCCGCGCAGCCCTGATCGCCCGGGACCAGAACAACAAGGCCACGGCCATCATGAACAAAGTGCGCAAGCTTGACCTGGGCATCAAGCGGTCTCGCTGGATCCACACCGCGGCCAGCAAGCACCCCCGGGACTCCCACGAGGACATGAACGCCACCCTGTTCGACACGGCAGAGGGCTGCTACGACAAGGAATACGGCGACTTCGTGCAGCCCGGCCAGCTGATCAACTGCGGCTGCATCGCCGAGGGGATCATCCCGGGCATGGACGATGACCAGGAGGGCGACGATGAAGCCGCTTGAGCGCATCATTCTGGCCCTGGACAAGTCCATGCGGCGCATCGATGAGAACGGCTTCCTCCACGTGGCCGTTTCGAACATCAGCAAAGCCATGGTCTGCCCATACAACGGCAGCGAGATCGCGGACATTGCCCAGGAAGCCGGCGTGGTCGTGGACCCGAACAAGGTCTACTTCCTGTTGCGCGATCCCGAGGAACTGGCCGCGGGCGCCGGCACCTTCAACGGGATCCCCATCACCTACGTCCACGAGCCACTGAGCTCCGAGGACCTGGCCACCGATCCGGAGAAAAAGGAAATCGTGGTCGGCGCCACCGGCACCGATGCCATTTTCGTCAAGCCCTACCTGCAGAACAGCCTCGTCGTATGGGACGCCGCGGCCATCCAGCGAATCCAGACCCGGGAGCAGGTCGAACTGTCCTGCGCCTACCGCTGGGTGCTCGACATGACCCCGGGGACCTACGAAGGAGTCGCCTATGACGGCGTGATGCGCAAGCTGCGCGGAAACCATGTGGCGCTGGTGGACGAGGGCCGGGCTGGTCCCGACGTGCTCGTCGCCGATGCCAAACCCAAAACCCACAAGGAGCAATCCACCATGAAGAAAAAGCTCTCCCCCAGGGCGGTCGCCGTGCGAGGTGCCCTTCTGGGCCGTATCCCGCTCAGCCTTGCCGCCGACCAGGCGCTGAAGATCTCGGATCTCACCCCGCTGGTCGCCACCCTCACCGCGAAGAACTTCAAGGCGTCGAAGGCCAAGCTGGCCGAGGACATCAAAAAGACCTTCGCCCCCCGCCTGGCCCAGGATGCGGACCTCGACGACATCCTGTCCCTCCTGGACAACCTGGAAGACGGCGCCGAGGAGGAAGGCGTCGAAGATGCCGCCAAGCCCCCGGCTCCGCCCGCCCCGATCGCCAAGGACGACGACATGACCGGCGACGGCAACGAGGCCGGCCAGGAACTGCTCGCCCTCCTGCAGGCCCAGAACCTCCCTGACGAGGTGATGGCCCAGGCGGCCGCCCTGCTCGACAAGATCAGCCCCGCCGCCCCTGCGGTCGATGGCCTTCCCCCCAAGAAAGGAGCCGCAGTGCCCAACCCCAACGACACCAAGGCGCTCACCGTCGGCAAGCCGGCCATGGACGCCGCCATCCAGGTCGCCGCCGACGAGACCATCGCCCGCATGCAGGCCGTGCGCGAGGCCGAGGACGCGGTGGAACCCATCATCGGCCGTGTTCGCGGCCAGAACACCGCCGAGGGCGTTTACAAGCTGGCGCTGGATCACATGAAGGTCGATCTCACCGGCCTTCCCCCCGTCGCCTACGGCCCCCTCTTCCAGCGCCTCGCCCAGAACATGAGCGATGAGCCCGTCGACGCCGGCTTCGTGGCCCAGGACTCCAAAGCCCTGGACGCCTACGCCAAGCGTTTCAACCCTGACCGGATCCGGAGGTAAGCCATGGGTTTACAGACTTCCGTCAATACCTATTCCCCCATCGGCACCGAAGGTGCCAAGGCTTCCAGCAACCCCATCGCCGCGGTCATCGCCGCCAATGGTGCCCTGGTCGCGGATCCGGTGAACGGCCTGAACGTCGGCCGGTTCGCCTGGGTCAGCGCCCTCGCCACCATCCTGACCAACTACGCCCCCGGTGGGATTCCGACCGTCCCTGACGGCTTCATCATGCTGGAGATGCAGGCGAACAACGCCAACCTGCTGGCGCCGAACGGGATCAACATCCAGCCCGGCACCCAGGTCGCCGCATACAACCGGGGCGATTTCTGCGCCCGCTGCGGCTTCGCCAATGCGGTGCGCGGGAACAAGGTGTTCGCCAACCTGTTCAGCGGCGCCGTGATCCCGGGCGTCGCCGGGAGCTTCCCGACCTACCCGGGCGGCGCTTCCACCACCCTTACCGGCTGGATCTCCGCGGCCAGCCCGGCCGTCCTGACCGTCACCGCGGTCACCGGCACCCCGCTTGGCGTCGGCGCGCTGATCACCGGCCCCGGCGTCCCGATCAACACCCGTATCGCCAGCTTCGGCACCGGCACCGGCGGCACCGGCACCTACAACCTGTCCACCCCGAACGTCGTGCCGAGCTTCACCGCGCAGGCTTCGCTCTCCACCACGGTCATGACGGTGGTCAGCGCGAACGGCCCCATCCTGGTCGGCCAGAGCGTCACCGGAACCGGCATTCCCACCGGCACCACTATCTCCTCCTTCGGGACCGGGACTGGCGGCGCGGGCACCTACAACCTCTCGGCCTCCTGCACCACCGAGACCACCGAGACCGTCACCATCGGCGGCGTGGTTTCCACGACCCTGACCGTCACCCCGGCCGACGGCATCGGCGGCGCGGTCTGCACCGGCACCACCGCCACCAACGTCCTGACTGTCACGGCGATGACCAGCGGCGTCCTGGTCCCTGGCCAGCTGCTCACCGACTCCACCGCCGGCCTCGCTCCAGGGACCTACATCGTCAACCAGCTCAGCGGCACCGTTGGCGGGATCGGCACCTACACCCTCTCCACCACCCCCGGAACCCTCGGCAGCGGAACCATCAGTGCTTCCGCCTGGATCGAGACGCCTTATTTCTTCCAGACCCCGGCCAACGTGGGTGAGCTGGCCATCATCGGCACGAGGAATTAACCATGAGCTTCCGACCCATCCGTTTCAACCCCAACCGCGACATGCTGTTTGACCGGCTGCAGGAGGACTTCGGCATCGTCCTGCCGGATGCCATCGCCGAGCAGCGCCCCGAGTGGGGCCGGCGCCTGGACGTCGCCATGGACGCCGCCCGGCGCGAATTCGGCATCGACGTGCGCGGCCGGTTCGGCTTTGACGCCGCCCAGCCCCTGGCCATCACCTCCAGCAACGCCGGCATCCCCCAGTTCCTCACGACGGTCATCGACCCCAAGATGATCGAGGTCTACACGGCCCCGCTGAACGCCACCAAGATCGCCCGGGAAGAGCTCAAGGGCGACTGGACGAAGATGATCTGGGAATTCCCGGTCGTGGAGTCCACCGGCAACGTCGTTTCCTATGACGACTACAGCACCGGCGGCGAGGCCAACTTCCAGGTCAACTGGGTTCCCCGGCAGGCCTACCTCTACCAGACCCAGACCGAATGGGGCGAGCTGGAGCTTGAGCGCGCCGCCCTGGCCAAGATCGACGCGGCCAACCGGAAGAACCTGGCCTCCGCGAAGGTCATGGCTGAATTCCAGAACAACATGTATTTCCTCGGGTTCTCCGGCATCCAGAACTACGGGCTGCTCAACGACCCGAACCTGCCGGCCGCCGTCGCTCCCCTGGCTGAGTCGGTCGGCTCCAGCATCGTCTATTCCTGGAGCGCCAAGGACGCCCTGGGCGTCTACTCCGACATCCAGTATCTGGTGCAGCTGCTGATCCAGGCCACCGCCGGCATGGTGACGATGGAAAGCAAGATGAAGCTGGCCATGAGCCCGGCGGCCCAGGTCAACCTCACCAAGACCACCCAGTACAACGTGTCGGTCATCGACATGGTCAAGAAGAACTATCCCGGGCTGGAGGTGGTGACCGCCGTGCAGTACGCGACCGCCTCCGGGAACCTGGTCCAGCTCATCGCCGACGAACTCAACGGCGAAGATGTGGTGGCCCTCGCCTTCAACCTGAAGCTGCGCGCCCACGCTGTGGTTCGTGACTCTTCGTCCTTCAAACAGAAAAAGAGCGGCGGCGGCTGGGGTGCCATCTGGTATCAGCCCACCGGCGTTCAGCAGATGCTCGGAGTTTAAACCATGGCCGAAACCGTCATCGTCTATTGCAAGATCGCAAACGGGTATCACCTCACGGTGAAAGCCGCTGATGGAGTCGACCATACCATCCGCATCAACGGGCCCGTCAACAAGCAGCCCAGCGACGTCCCCGTCGTCTTCGGCCACGGAGCCACCCGGATCCCCAAGGATTTCTGGGAGCAGTGGGTGAAGGAGCACGAGAACCTCGAACCGGTCAAAAAAGAGCACATCTTCTCGGCCGACAAGCCGGCCTCGGGCAAAGACATGGCCCGGGAGCGGAAGAACAACCACACCGGTCTGGAGGGGCTTGATCCCAAGAAGCCCGGCCACGGCCTGACGCCTGCCGACGAGATGAAGAAGGTGCTCGACAAGCTGCCGTCCCAGGAAGGCCTGGTATAGCCCATGGGATTCATCGCGTCCTTCGACCCCGTCTACTGGCCCGCACGCTACCCGGAATTCGCGGGCATCACGACGACCACCGCCCCCGGGTATTTCCTGGAGGCCGGGCTCTACCTGAACAACACCGGGTCCAGCCCGGTCCAGGACGCGCCGACCCAAAGCCTGCTCATGCACATGCTCACCGCCCACATCGCCGAACTCTACGATGCCACCAGCCAGCGCGGTTCCCAGGCGCTGGTTGGGCGCATCACCGACTCCAGCGAGGGCACCGTCAAGGTCGCCGCCTCCATGGACGACAGCGACCGGGACGCCTGGCTGAACCAGACCAAATACGGTGCGAGCTTCTTGCGCGCCACCCGCAAGTATCGCCGGTTCAGCTACCGGGCCCCGTGCCCGAAGGCGCCGATCTACTACCCAACGAGCGGGAACTGATATGGAATTCACCGGCGGGGAAGCGTTCAAGGCCAAGCTCCAGGAGATGATGGCGGCGGCGGGGGAGAACATCACCCTTCGCATCGGCTTCCTGGAAGGGTCCACCTATCCCGACGGCACCCCCGTCGCCCAGGTGGCCGCCCTGAACGAGTACGGCCATGCCACCCCCGTGGGCAAGCGCGGCATGGGCCCCGCGGCCCGCACCGTCGCCCGCTCCTTCTTCAGCCAGATGCTCGCCGAGAAGTCGCCGGACTGGTCGCGCCGGCTGGCCAATCTTCATAAGTTCAACCATGGCGACATGGGCAAGGTCATGAAGTCCCTGGGTGAGTCCATCGCCTTCGATCTCCAGAAGGCCATCGTCGACTTCAACGATCCGCCCGACAAGCAGATCACCATCGACCGCAAGGGCTTCAAGGGCGGCGCCGATGCCACCCTGCAGGACACCAAGGTCATGCTCCGCGAAGTGGCCTATGAAGTGGACGGGGAGCGATTCCCGGGGCCGGTGCAGTCATGAACCTCCACGGCCTCGCTTCCAGCTGCACTGGCGCCGTCAATCCCGACGTCGAGGCAACCATCAAGACCAGCACCGGCAGCACGCCCAATCCCGACGGCACCCTGACCCCCACCTACGCTACCGCCACCGGCCTGGTCAACATCCAGGCCCTCGCCGCCAAGGACATCCAGCACCTCAACGGCCTCAACTACCAGGGCGTCGAGAAGAAGGCCTACTGCTACGGCGCCGTCAATGGCATCGTGCGGGCTTCCAACAAGGGCGGCGATCTGCTGACCCTTCTGGACGGCACGATCTGGCTGGTGGGCCCCGTCTTCGAATCCTGGCCCGACTGGTCCGCCGTCGGCCTTACCCAGCAGGTCTCCTGATGACCTACACCCCCTCCATCACCACATCCCAGGTCTTCACCGGCCTGAAGGCGTGGCTCATGGATGCCCTGGGACTTGGGTCGGCCTCTGTGGTCCAGGAGCTGCAGAACCGCGCGGCCGCTCCGAAAGCTGGGTTCGTCAACATGCTCCACAAGATGCAGAAGCGGCTGGGTGCGAACACGGTCGACTACAGCGGGCCCGACGAGACGGTCACCACCACCAAGCCCACGGACTTCCAGATCCAGGTGGACAGCTATGGGACCGCCGCTGGCGACTGGGCCACGGTGATCGCCGGTATGTGGAACTCCCCGCTCGCCATCGCCTTCCTCGCGCCCTATGGCCTCGTCCCGCTCTGGGCCGACGACCCCGTTGAGCTGTCCATCGTCAACGGTGAGGCGCAGTACGAGGAGCGCTGGGTGACCGTGCTCCACATGCAGTTCAACCCCGCCCTCACAGCGGCCCAGACGTTCCTGACCAAGCCCAGCATCACCATCCTCGACATCCTCACCAAGCCCTAGGAGGCCGCCCTTGTCCATTCCTGTCAAACAGCTCATCAGCGTGACGCCCAGCGTGGTCTCCGGCGGCGGCGTCGCCGAGACCCTCAACGGCGTCCTCCTCAGCCAGAATCCCTCCCTGCCGGTGGGCACCCCCCTGTCGTTCCCCAACCTGGCCGCAGTGCTGGCGTTCTTCGGGAACTACAGCTGCAACTTCACCGGCACCTGCGCCGGCAACACCCTCACCGTGACTCAGACCATTTCCGGGGCCCTCGCGGTGGGCCAGCAGATCCAAGGCGCCCAGGCCGTCGGCGTGCCCCCCGGGAGCACCATCACCGCGCTGGGAACCTACAGCAGCGTCACCGGTATCGGCACCGTGACCATTTCCGGCCCGGGTTTCACGCAGGCGACCAGCTCCCCGATGACCAGCAACTGCCTGGAATACCAGATGGCCCAGGTCTACTTCGCCGGCTTCACCATCGGCACCCAGACCCCCCAGGCCCTGATTTTCTACCGCTACGCCACCGCCGCCTGCTCCGCGTTCCTGACCGGGGCCGCCATGGAGTTGACCCTGGCCCAGGTGCAGGCAATCGTGACCGGATCCCTCACCGTCACGGTGGACGGCACGGTCAAGACTGCGGCGGCCGTGAACCTCAGCACGGCCACCAGCCTCAGCAACGCGGCCGCCCTGCTCACCACCGCCCTGAGCCTCACCGGGGGCGCCGCGGTCACCTACAACAGCCTGTTCGGCGCGTTCGTGATCACCTCCGGGACCACCGGAGCGACCTCGACCATGACCTACGCCACCGGCACCCTGGCCGCGACGCTCGGCCTGGCCTCGGGCAACGCGGGCACCCTCTCGCAGGGCTCCGCCGCCATGACCCCCGCGGCCGCCATGACCGCCCTGGTCGCGCAGACCGCGAACTGGGCCGGCTTCAGCCATTGCTTCGAACCAATCGACACGGATAAGCAGGCCTTCGCTACCTGGACGGCCGGCTACCCCACCCAGTTCTATTATGTGCCCTATTCCACGGACGCCACCGCCCGCGGCACTTCCGGCAGCTATGTCGGATTCGGCTACTGGCTGAAGCAGAATGCCGTCCAGGGAACCTGCTGCTTCCTTACCCCGTTCGAGTCAGCCTTCGAGCTGAGCCTTTCCGCCTCGACGAACTACGGCGTGAGCAACGGCCGGATCGACCACCAGTTCAAGACCCCGAACGCGGTCCTCACCCCCAGCGTCACGGATGCCGTCACCGCGGCCAACGTCGTGGCCAACGGCCTCAACTACGTCGGGACCTACGCCACCGCCGCCACCCAGTGGAACATCCTCTACCCGGGCCAGATCTCCGGTCCGTTCGCCCAGATCGGCTGCTATGTGGATGCCATCTGGCTCAACGCCAACATTCAGCTGGCCGAGATGAACATGTTCACCGGCGCGAACAGCATGCCCAACGACCCCACCGGCTACGCGCTGATCAAGGCGGCCTGCAAGTCCCTGTTCGCCCAGGCCCTTAAGGCCGGGGTGATCCAGACCGGCGTGGCCCTCACCAGCACGCAGCAGGCCCTGGTCAATACCCAGGCTGGCCAGAACATCGCCGGGACCCTGTCCACCGTCGGCTGGTTCTTCCAGGTCAACCCGGCGCCGTCGCCGTCGTCCACTCCGCCCTGCCTGTTCTGGTACACGGGCGCGTTCGGCCTGACCACCCTCAACGTCGCCTCGATCTTCATCCTGTAAGGAGCCCCCGTGACCCGTTCCATCACTTCGCTTGACGCGGTAATCATCCTCACCATCCCGGGGGTCTATCCCAGCGGGGTCCAGCTCCAGGGCTGGAAGACCGACGACATCTTCGACGTGGCCTCCTACAAGCCCAACATCACCCGGATGGGCGTCGACGGCGTCCTCAGCGCCGGCAAGCAGTACGCCCCCCGGGTGACGAAGATCCACCTGGAGGCCAGCTCCGAAAGCCAGCAGGTTTTCGACGAATGGATCAACGCGGAGAACACGCCGCCGGTGGATACGATCCCCGCCTCCATGACCGTGATGTTCCCGGCGAACGGCCAGGAATACAGCTGCTACCAAGGGATCCTGACCGACTACAAGGACGCCCCCGACGGCAAGAAGGTCCTGGATCCGCTCACCTACGAGATCACCTGGGAACTGATCCAGAAGACGGCGCTGTAAGCCATGCTGAAACCCGAACCCTTCACCATCGATTCCACCGGGCCCGACAAGGGCAAGGTCTTCCTGCTGACCAAAATGGACGCTTTCCGCGCCGAGAAGTGGGCGATCCGCGCGTTCCTCGCGCTCATCGAGGGCGGCGTGCAGATCCCACCGGAGCTGGCCGCCGGCGGGATGACGGCGCTGGTGTCCGAGGAGGCCATGTCGGCCATCTTCGGCGCCCTGCTGGGCGGCCTGGGCAAGCTCGACTGGACCAAGGTCGAGCCGCTCCTGGACGAGATGCTGGAGTGCATCCGGTTCATGCCTGACTCGGTGGGCAACCCCGACTTTTCCCGCCCGCTCAACAAGGCGGCCGGGGACATCGAGGAGGTTCCCACCCTGCTCAAGCTCCGGGGCGCCGTGTTGAAGCTCCACACGGCTTTTTCTCAGGCCGTCAAGCCCTCCAGCTCGAAAGCTTCGACGGCCTCGATGGTTGCGCCAATTACGCGAATGTCCCGCCGCGCATAGGCGTCGTCGTCAGCCGCAAGCTGGCGACCCTTCACGAGCTCCAAACGATCTACTGCCTCGAGGACCTTTACGACATGTTGGAAATCATCGCCGTGGACAACCACAACGACATGCTGGCCTCCAAGCGAGGGGCTGAATAATGGCCACCGTTCTGGACGCCTTCCTGGTCACCCTGGGGCTCGATAACCGCGAGTTCAAGAAGGGCTCCGAAGAGGCGGAGAAGGTTTATGGAGAGCTGGTCAAGAAGGCGGCGGCCGCGGCGAAAGAGATTGTGGCGGCCGCCCAGGGCAAGACCAAGGGAGAGATCGAAGCGGCCAGGGCCTCCGCCCGGGACCTGGTCGCAGCGGCCAAGGGGAAGTCCCAGGCTGAGGTTGCCTCCGCGCGCGAATCCGCGAAGGAGATCGTGGCCGCGGCCAAGGGCAAGTCTCAGGAGGAAGTCGAGGCCGCCAAGATGGCCGCGCGGGAGATCGTCTCGGCAGCTCAGGGCAGGGGGAAGGCGGAGATCGCCGCCGCCACCGCGGCCGCCGGCCAGCTGGTCGCCACGGCCCAGGAGAAGGCGAAGGGTGAACTTGCCATCGCCAACACCGCCGCCAAGGATCGACAGGCCGTGGAAGTGAAGGCCGCCAAGGCGATCAAGGACAACCTGGTCAAGGAGACCCAGGAGGCCAACGAAAAAATCAAGAAGCAGACCGAGAAGGGGAAGGAATTCTTCAAGGAGGTAGGCGTCGCGGCCATGGAGTTCTTCGGGATCATGGCCGCGGCTGCCGGGATGGTCGAGTTCGTGAAGTCCACCCTGGAAGCCGAGGTCGGGGCCGGCCGCCTGGCCAAGACCCTGAACGTCGACGTCGAGGAGCTGGAGGCGCTGCAGGGCGCCGTCAAGCGGGTGGGTGGGACCAGCGAAGGCCTCGACGCCAGCCTGAAGGGCCTGAACAGCCGCCTGGAGATGATCGCGATTCACGGCCCGCGCTCCAAGATGGCCCTCACGGTCTTCGCCGGGCTGGGGATATCCGCCGTTTCCCTCAAGGGGAAGGATGCGATCGGCGTGCTGGGCCTGCTCTCCGAGAAGATGGCGGGCATGAGCGAGGCAAAGGCCCAGGGCCTGGGTGAACGCCTGGGGCTCGACGAAGGCACGATCCGGCTGCTGACCAAGGGCAAGGAGGGCATGGCGGCCCTGGTCGAGCATCAGAAGAAGCTCGGCGTGGCCTCCAAGGAGCAGGGCGAGCAGGCGGAAAAGCTGGAGCAGGACATGCTCGACTTCAAAGACAGCGCCTCGGCCGTGGGCCGGGAGCTGCTCTCCGCGCTGATTCCCGTCCTCTCCGGCCTGGGCAAGGGCCTGGCCAGCATCTCCGCCTGGATGGCAGAGCATGCCGAAGTGGTCAAAGCCGGGATCCTCGGCATCGCCACGGCTTTCCTGGTGGTCAACGCGAACGCGATCCTGATGGGCATCAACGCT